AACATGCTCGAGGCGTATTTCGTACAGGGCGGTCAAACCAGCGCGCCGGCTACTCCGCCAACTCCTCAACCCGCACTCGAACCAACTACAACCGAGTCAGCTCCTCAGCCCGTACCCAATTCAGATGTATTCCCACCGGAAGCACCGGGTCCTCAATCCGCGTCCGAACCCAAGACCATTGACATAAAGACTCCAACCACCATTACCATTAATGTTCGCCCTTAGACGCTCTGAATGAACTCCCACTGCAGGTAGTCGCAAATCTTCTTCCAAATCTGGTCGTGCGCGATTAGTCGGTCACGGCTCTTGAGAAGCGGGAAAAAGACTTTGTACTCGTCCAGCTCCAGAAGCTCGAAGAACTTGTAGAGGATGTAGCTGTAGCTGAGGAAGTTGGTTCGGTCGTCGGGACAGTAGAGTAGGAACGGTGCCTGGATCTCCTGAAACATTGCTCGAATTTTCTCCTCAATCTCCGGCGTAATGGTAGGAGGCGGATTCCCGTTGAGTCGGGAAAGGATGTGGGCTCGGTGCTCATAATACTTCGACCGTCCCAGTTTCTTCAAGATCTGGCGTATGTCATCCTCCGACAGATCCGCGATGTTCGCAATGCGGCGCTTGCGAATCTCGAGGATCACCTCATTCATGACGTCCTCGGGAATGACTGTCGACTCCTTTGCCTGGAACTGGTTCAAGATCTCATTGAGATGATTGATCTTTTTGTATGCGTAATTGTTCCGCTCCTTGGGCGGATCGCGAAAACTGGGGAAGTCGGACACCACCAGCGCGTACTCCTCGGATCCGCAACGCGGGCACACCAGAATTCCTTCGGAGCTAATCTCCTCGCGAGCAACATTGCAGACACCACAGTGCTCCGTGAGCATCTGAATGGCATCTCCACTGGGTGCCAGTTTCATACGCTGAACGTACTCGTCGAACATCTGTTTGCGAGTAGGTCCTGTGCTCTCCGCAACGGGCTGAGAGAAGAACTTTAGAAAGGTGTTTGCCGTATCCTTGCCCGTGGGGTGGGAAACTGACGTCGCATCCTGCTTCCTGTAGTAATCCATCAGCAAGTCCATGTTCTTCATGTAGTACTCCTGCAGCGGATTGGCGTGCTCCAGCTCCGTCTCAATCTCCCGGATTCGAGCCTGGACATTCGCGATCTCAACCGCAGAAGCAATGTCATTCTTTGCGCAGAGGTCCGAGTTCTTCTCCCGAAGCTCCTGGAGCTCGGCTTTCAATTTGTCCTGAATCAATGTCGAGTCTTTCAGACCTTGAACGATCTCCTGATGCATGGAGTCCAGTGTCCCCCCTCCGGTGATGCCCGAGGACACCTCTCGAATTTTCCGCACTCTGAAGACGTCCATTTATTAGTTCCCTCACTTGGTTCATGTAGACTGGATTTTGAAACATACACGGACGCTGACGCAGTGTCGTCTGAATCATCGCATCCATTGGGAAATAGAAGTTCTTGCACACATATGCCAGAGCAAGAGTCGCGCTTCGGTTCATACCTGCCGCGCAGTGAACGTAGACAACTCCATTCCCCTCCCGTAGGAATCGATGCATCGCTTTCTCAAACTGCGGAAGCCAGTTGCGAATATCCGCATCGGGACTGTCGGGGGCATACAGGCATTCGTATCTCTCGGGAAACTTGTTGCGAAACCACGCCGGCGAGTCGAGTGGATAGGCACAATTGATCACATGGGAAATATTACGAGTGATCTGGAAGACTGGGGTTAGATACAACCCCGGTCCAACCAGAATCCGTGTATGAAACCAAGCCGGAGGATCTCGAAACGGCTGGTAGTTCATTGTTCAAACATGCAGACAGAATGTAAGCCTAGTCTACCACAGGCATACCCCAGCGGTCGATCATCGGATCGTGATACCGTAGATAGGTGTTCCAACCCCGCAGGGCAATCTCCGAGATAATCTCCATCTCTGACCGAGTAATGCCCGCGACGTCATAGATCACGACTCGGCGATAGAAGACCTCGTTGTCCTCGGGGAGTCCTTCCGACCAGTACTCCCAGTCCCCGTGCTCCGTAACCTTGCTGTCAATGCGGCTTAGGCGGTCGGCAGTGTAGCTGTCGAAGATGGACGCGTAGTTCCGAATCTCATCACACATCGCACACTCGCCGTTCTCGGGGTACCGCGGCCAGCAGAAGTCGGCGAGCTTCCCCTTCGTCTGCCGACACCGGCATGCCGGATGCTCCTCGATATATGTCTCTCGGAAGGAGAGCCAATCCGAGCGCGCGATCTCCCACATCATGTCGAAGCAATCGTTGTACATGTCCGGGTCGTAGGCGTCGTAATTCGCCAGCCGATTCTCGATGGAGGGGAGTGGAACCATCTCCCACTCCGATTCCCAGTGTGCCAGGAACTCCCACGCATGGGCGTCCGTGATGGCGCGATCCAGAGCACCCATGATGCCCGCGCGCTTGTCGTCGAAGATCTCGAAGTAGTCAGCCATGTTGTCTCACACAAACGAATCCGATTGTTTAAACAGATTCGTTTTGGGAAATGGACGGTAGCGAATGGACCGACTATCGAATTATGACGCATGTTCGGCGAACTCTAGACGAAGGCATGCTGGATGTCGAAATCAATCGAATCCAGACAATGCTTATCGCGTTCGCCAAGTACCCGTCGTCCGACAGGGCGAGTCAGGCGGCACGGGTCAAGAACTTCACGCGCTTATTTCAGACACTCATCGATGTCAAGCAGAGGCTCTTAGCCAAGGATGCTGCCAAGGAAGCCGTTGATCACGTTGGCAAGGACAACGGCGGCAAGACCTAGAACACCCGCGCCAATAAAAGAGACGACTCCGCCCGACGTGAAGGCGTTGGGAACATACTGCAGAAGGAGGTTTCGGGGCATCGACAGCGAGATGATCGCAGCGGCAAGGAAGAACGAGACATAGAGGCTCGCATTTCCCAGAACGTAGCGCATCGCCGGCAGAGACGGTCTGAACGTCGGCGCCATCGCCGCATGCCCGGGAGACGGAACGCTCGGCATCGGGACAATCGGGGGCTGGGACTGCGGTCCCTGAGGAGACGGCAGAAGAGCGTCCAGCGAGGTGGCTTCAGAGTCCATTGTTTAGTTCTTAGACACGTTTTCGCATGTCGCGTCTTCCACGCGATAGCGATAGCACTTGCCGTCCGACTTGACGACGCGGTTTGTTGCCTCATCCAGTGGCATGGCAACCTCCTTCTTTACGCTGTAGTTCCGGTGAAACAACAGGACGGACAGACCAAATCCGATGATGAAGGAAAAGAGAAACGCTCCCTTGTCCAGAACCTTTCCGACCTCAATCATTGCTTATTACCAAGACTTGCGAGTAAGTTGAGCGAGTCGGCTCCCTGTACACACGGAACCTCCTCGGAGACGAAACGAATACACCCCGTATCCGTGTGGTAGACACTGGAGTCGTTCGGTGATGGAACGGACTTCAGTTTTCGTGTCGGCGGGATAAACACCGTCGACATCAGCATGCCGAGAATCAGACCCGCAATGAACCAGCGGATGTCAATCATTGTTTAGTAAACAGCAAACTTCTCTTACCGATGTAGTGCTTGGCGCCAAGAACCATGAAGGCAACGATCACAACAAAGAAGCCACCATACCCCGCGGTGGCAACTGCAACTCCCGCACCCAGATACTTCAGCCACCAATATTCACCCGGGTTAACAAACCCTCCGTCAGGAACCGGATACGACAGCGAAAGGGAAACCCACGCAAAGGCTGTTCCGAACGCCCAGATAAACGCAAGAAGCATCGTTCCGCCGATGCTTCCCAGAGTACTAAACGTCAGTGCGTTCTTGAGAACATCCCAGGTCTTGCCGACTTCAGAATCATCCGTAGGAGCCTTTCCGAACTTGAACTCATTGTCCTTCGGAATCACGAGCTGTTTTTCCTTGCCTTTTGCGTCAATAACTGTGACTGTCAGTCGCTCTCCGACGATGGTTTGTGAGGCTTCCTCTCGCGCCTTTTCTTGGAGCTTCGAAGCGCGGAGTGAGTCCTGGCGACTTTTCATGCAGGCATCGTCAAGACCGTTTCCGCAGGACTCCTGAGCCTGCTTGCGGATTTCTTCTTGTTCAGCCCGAGACAGTGTCGTAGTCGTTCCCTTCTCCTTTGTCTCCAGAAGACTAGGACCGACCTGAAGGTTGAGGTACTTGTCCTTTTTGAACATCTTGACAAGGCTGTCCGTGATGTCGGTAGACGATTCCTCGTCTCC